TGCAGACGCACAGATCGGAGACAACTGGGCTCAAGTTCACTAATGCTTTTAATTGACGCTGATTTCACTGGCTACAAATGCTCACAAGCTAATGAGTTCGAGTTTGACTTCGGACACGATGTCATAATCGCTCAATCCAACTTCTCAGAGGTTCTGAAGATGTTCGAGCGTGAGATCAAGAAACTCACAAAGGACATGATGGATGACAGTGTTATCCTGTACTTCTCATCCTCTGAAAATTTTCGTAAAAAAATTTACCCCGATTACAAGGGTCATCGAAATCGCAGGAAGCCCCTGGGATACAAACGTCTGGTCAACTGGTGTCACGAGAACTACTCCACTGTAACTCGCCATGGCCTTGAGGCTGATGACTCACTGGGCATTGATGCAACGATGCCTGGTTCTGAAGGCACTATCCTGTGCAGTCCTGACAAGGACATGCGCCAAGTACCCGGTGCTTACTGGGATATGAAGGGTGACGTTGAAGAGATTACAAAGGAGGAAGGTGACCTGCAGTACGAGAACTATGACTCAAGACTCGGACAACCAATCCTTTGGCAGCCTCCCGCCACCCCCGGTGACAAAGCTGACAATGGAGCAACAGTTCAAAATGAGAAGGCTCAATGACCTTCTCGACAAAGCATCAAAGGAAGATTTGATTACAGTGTTCATCGCTCTGCAAGAGCAGAACTTTGTACTATCAAACACCGTAGCCAACCTCGTTAAACAATGGCCGAATCACCCACTCATTACACCAGAGGATCCATAGAAGTCTGGGATTTTATCCGTGACCAAGACCTCAATTATCATCTCGGCAATGCGATTAAGTATATTTGCAGAGCCGGTTTCAAGGGTGATAACACAAAGACTGAAGACCTTAAAAAGGCTATCCACTACCTTGAAAATGAACTCCAGCACACAGCATTGCACGAACCAAAGCTTAGGCGATCAAGCGATTCAATTCCGCAGCTCGTATGGGATCCAGAACTCATTGGACAACCGGACTATGCAACGGGATTTGATCGCTGAAGAATACAAAGAGTTTGTCCACGCAACTACCGCTGAGCCCTATGATGCAGAGCTGAAAGAGTTGGCTGACCTTGTCTATGTATGCTTTCAGTATGCAGAGAACATGGAGTGGGATCTTGAAGAAGCCTTGCACCGTGTCCACAAATCCAACATGTCTAAGCTTGGCTTGGACGGTACACCTATCCGCCGTGCTGACGGCAAGGTCCTGAAGGGACCAAACTATAAACCCCCTATTCTCACTGATCTCGTAACAAATGTCCACTGATTTGATCGCCCGCACCGGACGTGTACAGCAATGGATTGATGACCCAAACTCTCGCCTGCCTGTCTCGTGTACTGTCTTCGTTGTTGAGGACAGCATGGAAGGGCCTGAAGGCATTGAGGCGTCGTGGCGCTTCGCCTCTCACGCTCTCCGTTTTGGCGCAGGCTGCGCTATTCACTTATCCAAGCTGCGTCCCAAGGGTGCAGAGAACGGCAAAGGACTGACCGCATCTGGTCCTGTATCCTTTGCAAAAATTTACTCCACCCTCAACGAGATCATTCGACGGGGTGGGCATTATAAAAATGGAGCTATTGTCTGTCACCTGGATCTTAATCATGACGATGTCCTTGAGTTTATTACTGCTAGTCGCAGTGATCTACCTTGGGTCAAGCGTTGCGTCAATATCACACCAGATTGGTGGGAAGCAACGAGTGATGAGGTCATCGAGGCGCTCCTTACAGGTATCAAGAAAGGTGACATCTGGTTAAACAAAGTAAGGTACGATGACAATGGAAACAGAATCTACGGAAACGTCTGCCTTGAGGTTTACTTGCCCTCACGTGGAACTTGCTTGTTGCAGCACCTTAATCTCGGTGCCTGTACTCTCGCAAACTTACCAGACGCTTTCGCTACAGGTATGTCCCAGCTGTGCTCACTCCATAGCCAGACGGGCGTTGGACAGTCTGGTGAGTACCTGTCACCCAAGGTCGACAGACAAGTTGGACTCGGACTCCTTGGATTGGCTAACCTCTTACGGAGGTACGGAATAAGCTACGGAGAGTTTGGTCAAGCTCTCGAAGCTGTAGCCAACGGAGACTATGACTTTGACCCCTGCCCTGCCTACGATCTCGCGCTCGCTTTCGACCGTGGTATCAAGGCAGCAGCTACTGTGGCTCGCTCCCATAACATGGTGCGTGCCTTCGCCATTGCCCCTACTGCTTCGTGTAGCTATCGTTATCAGGACCTTGACGGGTACACCACCTGTCCTGAGATTGCTCCACCCATCTCTACGGAGGTGGACCGTGACAGCGGTACCTTTGGTGTAGAACATTTTGATTACGGTCCCGTGCAGATTGCTTCTGACGTGGGCTGGGAGGCATACCGCAAGGTTGCCGATAACCTTATGGTCCTGTTCCAAAACACAGGACTGATGCATGGATATTCCATGAATAGTTGGAGCGACGTCGTGACCTACGACCAATCCTTCATCGAAGAGTGGCTTGCTAGTCCACAGACTTCTCTCTACTATTCACTTCAAGTGATGCCGGATACTCAAGATAAGAGTGA